TGGTACATATGGTCAACCAGGGTTTGTGTTTCACCCTGGTTCAGCGTACTGGTCAGATAACTAACCTCTGCCTTTAACTGCGGGTCAATATCCCGGAACTTAATAGCCCCTTCCTCACGCAGCTTGTCATAATCATCGGACGAAATATCCACATTATGAAAAAGCATGAGTGCCTGGATGAACTGTTCAACACCATCCTGGCGGTTGCTGTCCGTGAGGTTGATTGCGTCAAGCAGGGGAATAACCAACTCAAACGCACCGATACGGGCAAGGTTCAAAGGATATTCGATGATGGGAATGTCACCCAGAATATGCGGCTCTACCTTGATAATCTGGGACTCAACAATCTCAAAATACTCATGGTCAGAGTAGCAGCTATAGTGAACTATGCCGTTATCATCCACCACATACTTAACACCCAGGAGCGGCTTGTTCCCAAGACCGTTGTTGTACACCACAAAGGTATTCCGTGGGTCAAGCGTATAGATTTCAAACGGGGAGTCATCATCTTCACCTACGTCCTCATCCGGGAGAACCATTCTGAAAGACGTACCGCAGATATGGAACCAGTCAGCAAGTTCCTTATCCTTTGCAGGTTTCTCTTCGGCAAACACAAATTCGTTAAGCTGATTGATTGCGTCTGAGATATTTTCACCATTGCCACGGGAAACATACTGTAGAGGTTCACCCATCAAGTAACCAGACTTGAAGGACACAATCTCATTCGCCCGGTTCTCCACGATTTTATTACAAATCTCTGGACGAACCTGTTTCTCACGGTTGAGAATCGGCTGCAATCCTCTGTAGTAGTACCACAGATATTGAATCTCACTACGATTCTCCCAGTGATAAGGAAGTGCCTTATTGAGAATCGCAACTACGTTCTCAACGGTCACTTCGGTTTCATCAGACTTTATCATGCGTCTACCGTATAAACCGAAAGACACGCAAGCCACCTCCAATCCTACATTTTCTATTGTAATTATAGCACTCTTCAATGGATATTTCAAGAGATTTCTTGATATAAGGTTAGAAGAGTTTTTGTGTAAATTAACACGGTCTTTTGAAAACTTCAACCTTTGCTCCCACCAGTCCCCGCAGTTCATTCTCAAGCAGAGACAGAGAGTCTGGTGCGTCATCGTGCGGCACTTTACCAGACCTGGTATAGGTTGTCACCTGCTTCATAAACATGGCATACTGACTGTTCCGTGCATAAAGTGACGGGTCTTTGAAGTAAAAGTGCTTGATGATGTTATCAGAAGCAAACTCAATACGGGTCTGCTTGTTACTGATAGTCCTCTTCGTTCGGATATTGCAGACATACTTTCGGTCAGTCAAAATCTGCTGTACATCCCTGGCAAAGTATGTACCTGCATTATTTGACTCAAAGGTTCCTGCCACCACAAGATTGTCCATCAGAGCCTTTGCGCACTCTGGCTTCGTAACCTCTGGCGGGGAGTCATCGAACACTACATCCACAATGTAGACCTCATCCCCGTATACCGCAGCAATCGGCATGGAACAATAGTCTGCACCCTTATCCGCAGTATCGCAGACGGCAATGATACTGTCTGGCTCACGGTCTACCGGGAGTTCAAAGTATCGGTTCAAAGACGCTTCCGGGAAGAGAATACCCTTCGCTTCAAACGGCTGCTGCTGAAACTCTGATTCAAACTGCTCTGCCGAAAGCATTTCTCTCTGGTCACGGAAGTACTGCGTAGTGAAAACCTTCCTGCCCTCACGAATGTATTCAAAGTTACTCTCATCCGTCACTGGGTCAAGAGCCGGGGTTTCAATAATCTTGCACCGCTTGCCCTGCTTCTGCATTTCCTCCTGCAAGTGACCGATAGGGTCATACAGAGAATATCGTGTACCACAAATAACGATAGGCGTACCCTCAATGGCACGTCCGATAATATCACCCGAAATAACCTCCCACTTATCATCAAGCCGCTGTCTGTTCTTCGCTTCTTCACGTCCCTCTACGCAGTCATCCAGGTAAAGAAGGTTGGTTGCTTCCGAAAGACCTACCTGCCGTGCGTCAATAGAACGGCACATGACCGTAGGGAATCGGGACTTGTGCAGAAGGTTGATAACCTTCGTATCAGCATTGGTCTGTACCAGTTTGCTCTCTGGAAAAATATCATAAAAATGATAATCATTCGGCTGCTGAATGTACTCAAGGCAACCTTTGTAGAAAGACTGAACAAGGTCATCACCTGTACCCTCCATCAGCGTAGAACGGTCTGGAAATTTACCAGAAAGCATATTCGTAAAGTTGATACCAAGCTGAGACTTACCACATCGTTTCGGCATGGAAATGGACAGAAAGTCCAGTTTTCCCTCAAGAACTTCCTGGTATCCGTCCACATACCGCTTGAGATAATGACGGCGGGGCAGGTAGAATTTCTTGTCCAGGGGCTTGCCATACTCTACTGCCTGCAAATAAGCGTCAAAGAAATGGGGCGCATTGAAGAGCAGTGAACGGAAAAGCAGGTTGTCAAATTTCTCCGCCTGTTTGAACTGCCGGGTATCTACTGCCATCCGCAGTCCTGCTCTGATTTCCTCCTGCAAATCCTTGTTCCATAAATGAGCAGTTCGGAACTCCGTACTCTCATAATCCCGGAAGAGGGAAAACATATCTTCATAGGCGGCAGCGTCCATAGGATTTTTGGCAATTGCCCCGCTGATACTCTGCTTTAATTTCAAATAATCCATAAATACCTCCGTAAACAAAAAAAATGGAACCGTCAATTAAGACAGTCCCATTGGACAAACCGTAACTCACTTACGGCTACATATTAACTTGAATGGCAGGCACAAGCACCATACCACAGGTCTGACTACGATATTCCAGGTGACCCACATTGCAAACAAAACGATTGACTTGATACACCACCATAGAAACCATAGACAGCAAAATAAAATGTAAAACATGAGTTCACCCCTTCCTCGCATAAGGAAGTCGTAGTTTGCGGCCTCCTTATATACCTTGCTGTCGATGAAATCTACTTCATCTTAGCTGTTGCATAATAAAATCATCGAACCAACGAACACCCTTGATGGTCTTATAATGCCCTCTATTCTCCGGGGCTGACCATTTGAACCTGTTGATACGGCGGTACATATTATCGTCATTCACATAGTCATTGACATTGTATTTCAGTGCCGACAATCGTTGTTTTCGCTCCTTAGAAGTTTGGTTGAATATGACCTTTGCGTGTTTCAAATCATCCATCGTTTTTACGGGATAGCCACAATAATGTTCCAAAAGCCCATCGAAAGTAAATTCGTCCTGCATTTCAATAGCGGGAAATACAACATCTTCCATGAAATGATGATATTCCATACCTTTAGCCAATGCTTTGATAGTTTCTTCTGCGGACATGACCGTATAATAGCCCTTTTTAACAACAGATTCAGCCATATCATACAGTGCGTCCATCACCATGTCAGCTTTAGGCTGTTTGCTCCAACGGCATATTTCAAGGACTCCTTTGAAGTTGTAAACCCACATATCGTATGATTTACCGTCAGTACCTACCAGTTTGGTAGTTACTGATTTTCCTTCAAATCGTTCTGGATGGCGATTGTGAATTTTCGTAATCGCAGTTATAGGGTCTGAATACTCTAATGCTTCACCTATTTGAAAACGGGTAAACCACGCTTCTTCGCTACCATAGTACCCGTCCACCAGAACATTATTTACCGTTCTCTGTTCAATAAGCGTTAATTCGCTCATAAATAATTACCTCCTTAATCGGTAAAGGTTGGTAGGGTATTTTAAGATTTTCATATAAGTTTTCTTAGTAGACCATCTACTATAAAAACTTACTGTAAAATTCTATTTTACCCTACCATGTCTGTCTGACCAACCTCATATCCACCTTCGGGGATAGGTGTTTCATCGGGAACAACCACGATTTTATAACCAAGTGCGCTTAACATCGTTTTGAGAAGAGATACAGGAATATCCTTGCGCCCCTTCTTATTATTCAACCTGTCCCAGACGGTTGCCTGCGTTATATCTAATCTCCGTGCCAGTTCAGCATTCGTGACTTCATCGGTACTCATAATGTCTTTGATAATCTCTCTTGCTTCCATATTGCACCTCCTATGGTCAGTATATATCACAAGCATTTTATTGTCAAGTGATTTATTGAATCTTTTTTTATTTTTGCGGGATTTTCTAGGCTCACCCGCCCCGGCTGCCGGGGGTCTATATCCCCCGCCGGGGGTCTGTCCGCAGAACGGCGGGACGTGGTGAAAGAATTTGAAAGAATTTCAATAAAACACTTGACATTCAATAAAACACTTGATATACTATAATCAATAAAACACTTGATAGCAAGTGCAGAACACACAGCCGCCCGTCAGGGCAGCGCAAACAAATAGGAGGTAAACAGATGAAAGCATACAACAAAATTAAAAAGGAACTGGAAGCCAGGAAAGACCGCAGCGCATGGAGTAAGGGCGTTACCGTGTACGCTCTCGAACTCCTGGAAGAATACCAGGAGCGGGCAGCGTATGAGGGCAGAGAAGCCGCAGACCGGGCAGAGTTCAAAATGTGGTTGCTCAATGGTGCGGACTCCTGGGAGTCCTACAGCTACGGCGGCTCGTCCCTCATCTATAACGGGGACATTGCAGAGCGGCTTTGCTGCCCATCTGAGTACAAGCGCACCCGTGAGGGTTATCGCAGACCTAACAGCCGTGAAGAGTGGTTAGACGTTCAAGCCAGGGCTTTACATCAAGCCGCTTGCAGGCTCTCCCGCATAGCATTCTAAACACGTTGCGCCGTGTATAAATAGCCAGTTAGGGCGCAAGCGTCCCGGCTCTGCCGGGGGTCTGGAAAGTGTAGGCTTTCAAACCTGCACCACAGAAAGAGCCGCAGACATTGACATATTGCACAAACAAGGAGGTTATACCATGAATAGAATACAGATAGGCGGTTATACCCGCATTACAAAGAAGGAAGCCGCCCGCCGCTACAGTGCGGGTGAGGTCATCCGCTTGACGGCTTGCAAGCTGTCCCCGGTTTCCCCATGTGGTTGCTACTCAGACACACAACGGGACAGCTACACGCAAGTAGACGGGGACGGGTTTAACACCACAGTAGCCCGCAACCGTGAATTTGAAACCGTGGTTAATGCGTTCATGTATTACAACTGCACCAATGAAACGGGCAGATACCCGGCATACTGGAAGAAAGAAGCATAAAAGAAGCCCCGCCGCCGTGCGGGGTATTCTTATATAAGGAGGTATAAAGCATTGATAAAAAGAACCTGGGAAACGCCGCAGGGCAGTTATTACAATCTATTTGCGGATATGCTCACACAGCCACATTTACTCGTAGCGGGTGCAACGGGCAGCGGTAAAAGCGTAGTTATTAACGGCATTATCACAACGGCTTTGAAAGACAGCCCCGCCGCCGTACAATTTATCTTTATAGACCCGAAACGGGTTGAACTTGTAGACTATAAACGGCTACCGCATACTCTAAAATATGCCAGTGAGCCGGGGGACATGGTACAGGCGTTACAATACGCCATGGATACCACAGAAAGCCGCTACAAGGCTATGCAGAGCCGCCACGAAAAGAACTACAGCGGCGGGGCGGTCTATGTTGTTATAGACGAACTTGCGGACTTGATGACCACGAACCGCCGTCAGGTGCAGCCGCTTATACAACGCCTTGCGCAGATAGGTAGAGCCGCAAACGTGCATATAATAGCCGCTACACAATGCCCGTTATCCGCTGTTATCCCCACCCCTATAAAAGTAAACTTTGATAGCCGTGTAGGACTCAGAACCCGCAGCAAGCAAGACAGCCGTAATATTTTAGGGCTTCCAGGGTGCGAAACCCTACCCCGTTACGGTCAAGGCTATTATATGACCCCGGCAGGCTTGCAACTGTATAATATACCGATGTACAGCCCCGCAGAGGTGCAGCGGCTTGTAGACTATTGGAAGCACCACAGCCGCCCCCGCTTGCGATGGCTATAACACACGAAACCCCGGACAGGTTCACAGCCTGCCGGGGTTCTTTTATGTCTATTCACTTGTATGCCCTCACAGCCCCGCAGAGCCGCCTAGGACGAGCGCAAGCCGTGCGGGGCTATACTTATACCATAACAGGCATAAAAGCCCGCAGAGGGGCGCAGAGCGTCCACGCCTGCACCACGGGCGGCGGGCGGGTCTGCCGCAGGGCAGGTAGCAGGCGGGCAGGGGTTGCCGCCCTTCTGCCCCTTCTGCGACTTTTGAAATCAGTCTTTCTGCCCTTCTGCCCCTTCTGGGCTTTCTGCGATTTCTGTAAAAGTCCCTTCTGCGACTTCTGAACCGTCATAAGCACTCTCAAGGTATTTCTGTTCCAGGGCTTTCATGTCCTTCTGCTCTCCCAGAGGATTGTTCGGGGTAAGTACCATTTCTGTCTGGTCTTTCATGCCGTCATAGTTCTTCTGCCAGAAAATGCCCGTGACAGGGTTCACCTTGCCATCCTGCATAAGACCCTCACGAAAAACGCCGCAAAACTGACGTACCTTTTTGATGAAGTCAGTGCGAGCAGGGTTCCCCTTCGTGACGTTCTCCCACTCCCACGCCTGTTCCTTCGTGATACCGATAGCCATATACGCAGCTTGATTGCCTACCTTCATATCCCACTCAGAACACTTCTGCACATAATTCAAGAACCGTCTTTCCATTTCTGGCACGTCTTGCAAGTCCAGAGGTTCCTTCGGCATAATCTCCATCATAAAGGCAGTCACCTTCGCATTGTACCCTTCTGGCATTTCTACCTTCTGAGCCTGCATGATAGGACTGTTCTCCCTGGCTTTCACCAGATTCTTAGGACTGCTCTTCTGATACCCTTCTGTTCTTCTGGGCTTTCTGTCCTTTCCTCTTACTCCGGGTTTCTTCTGCTCTTCTGCCATTGTCCTTCTGTACCTCCTTCTGCTTTGCTTCTTCCGGCTCAAGCAGTCGTTTCTCAGCCTGCTCCCGCTTCCATCTTTCTACATAAGACTCCATTTCTGTCTCCTTTCTGTCTGGCATGAGGTTGGTAGGGCAAATTCAATTTTTACAGTAAGTTTTTATAGATACGCGCGTACTAAGAAAACTTATAGTAAAATCTTATTTTACCCTACCAACCCTACTAATTTTGCCTTAAAGCTACTCCATAATAGAACAAAACGCCCTGGGTAACTGCCTTGTCTGCATACCATTCCGGGTGTGCGGTCAGTTCTGCATTGAATTTCTTCATGCTGCACACATAATATCCATTGCCCTTGCACCACATTTTGTAGTTATCATAGAGGGACTTCGCACGGGTTTTACCTTCTGCGTTACGCTCACACTTCTCTTCTAGGAATTGCAGTACCAGGTCATTGTCCTTTTCGTACTGCTTAATTACCTTCTGCATACCCTGGGACATTTTCAGCCCGAAGCGGATATACTTGAAGTAGCCTGCCACTAACCATGTGAAGATGCCCCTCATTGCTTCCGGGGTTTCAAAATAGTCCTTGAGTCCCTTGTCCTGTTCCTCATCGGTGAAGTGACGATTGAACTCAATGACACGCACACGGTCAGAAGCAAATAGGGACTTATCCTTGACGGCAGGCAGGTCATTACAGGACAGCCACATCGTAAACTGCGGCTTGAAGGTGATAGCTGACTGATACAACTCACGGGCGGTAATGTCCTCACCACCAGTGTACTGCTTAATCGTAGCTTCATCCAGTTTGCCTGCGGTATCTGACTCACTCATGGTCACCATGCGTTTGCCTTTCAGCTTTGCCAGTACCGGGTTCGCTGCTTCTGCGTTCTTCTGGCGGTCACCACGGCAGATAAGTTCTACGGGAGCCACGGTCGAATAGTCACCAAGCAAGTGCTGAATAGCGTCAAGCATGGTACTTTTGCCGTTGCGGGTGGTCTTGCCATGGAGGATGAACATACATTCTTCCTTGCTTGTACCTAAGATTGAATAGCCCAAAGCCCTCTGCAAGTAGTCTGCCTTGTCCTCTTCGTTCTGAGTCACTTCTGCAATAAACTGTTCCCATCGCGGGCAGGTAACTTCCTGCAAGGTGTATTCAAAATTGGTCTGCATGGTCAAGAAATCATCCCATCTATGCTCACGAAACTTCATGTGTTCCAGGTCATAAGTACCGTTCAGACAGTTAATCAGATAGGGGTGAGTGTCAAACTGTGCCGCCGCAATCTTCATGCTGTCCGCAGCGTCCTTCATAAGACGGTCACGGAAACGGCGGTCACCCATCTTTCCCACAAAAGCCATGTACTGCTTACGCTTTTCCTCATCGGTAATCTCTCCGCAGTACAGAGCCATCAGCCGCACAAACTCCTTAATCTTTGCAGATACCAGGAGTGCGCCCACATCCTTATGCCACTTACCAGTATCGTAGGTGTACCAGGACTTTGCTTCGGGGCAGTACCGGGTATCCTTCTGGTAACACTCCGAAAACAGGTCTGCCATACCCGCTTCATCCCATGAGTACCCCGTGGAATTTTCCTGGTAGGGCAGTTCTGGGTGTACGGACTTGATATAGAACATCTTCTCTGAGATTTCCTCAGAGGTAATATACCGTCCGTTTGACAACTGAAATAATTCATCACTCACTCTTCTGTACCTCCTTCCAGGTGGGCTTCAAACCATTCTTTCTGCTTCTTCGCCTGCAATGCGTAACGCTTGCAAGCCCTGGCAGAAGCGGCAAGGTCTTTTGCGTACTTCTTCCAGTCCTTCTTCTGCTCCTTTGTCAGCGGGAGTCCTACCGGGGTCTTTCCCGTTGCAAGCTGCTGTTCATACTCAGCCGCTTTATCCCGGTTGCGCCAGTAGGCTTTACCCTCACGCTGAAATGCTTCCTCACATTCCGGGATACGCTCACGGAAGTAAGTCTGCATTTGCTCAAGCAAGGCTTCTGCGTGTTCATAGTCCAGGGCAATCAGCTTTTTCAGCTTACTGAGTTTCCCCGCAGTGCAAGGAAAGAAAGCAGGCATATAGATTGTCATGTTTCCTGTATCCCACTGGATACTCAATCTGTCATTCATCGTCATAATCTCCTTCCCATGTATTAAAAGGGCAGCCGGGACAACTGCTTACCAGTTCGCCGTTATCGTCCAGGTAGTAGTCATCTCCATAGCCCGTACATTCATAGCAATAATCATCTTCGTCCATGTGACTCACCTCCTATACCGTGTAACGCTTTCTGTAATGGTTTGCAGTTCCCGGTCATCAAGCGGGGGATTGCACTGAGTCATGTTCACAAATTTCAGTTCTGCGTAAATCTGTTTAGGGTTGTATCCCGTGTTGTGCATTGCTCCTGCAAGGGACGTAAGGGATAAGTTTCTACCCCCGGCAGCAATCGGCGGGTAATCGGGACGCACATAAATCTTTCCGTCCTCTGGCTTGCGGTACTTCGGGGCATAAATCTTCTGCACCAGTGCAGGCTTGCCGCCGCTCTGCCGTTCCACTTCTTTGAAGTACTTCTCCACCACATAGTCAATGGCTTCCTGGTTTTCAACGATGGTTGGAAAGATAAGCTGTTTCCCGGTCATGATGAAGAACCTGCGGGCTTTGTAAATCTCAACACCTGCAAGGTTGTTCTTGCCATGGAAGGGAAGTGTACCCCGCAGCAGGATATGTACGCCACGTCCGCTTCTGGACTTCTCTGTGTAGGACTTGCAGGCGGTCATAATATCGGCGCAGAGAGGGGTCATAAGACCGTCCTCAAAGCCTGCGTCAATATCAATGCCCACCAGTCCGTTGTCTGCGAACACAAATCCCAGGTTATCATAATAGCCGTTCTCTACTGCCCACTCTGCCTGCTCAAAGGAACTCCATGTATCCGGGGCAGTAGAGGAAGCGGCTTTCTTTTCAAAGGCTTTCATGGGGACTTTGGAAGTATCCCAGGCACAGACCCACTGATTTAATTGTTTCAACTCTTCTGGTATTTTGGAATAGTCCATTATCCCCACGCTCCTTATCCTGTAATCAACTCACTGTACGGCAGTTTCTTTACCCACTGACAGAACTCACGCCATTCATCCAGTTTGTGGTTCTGGCGGGAATGGTACATATTCTTGAGTACCGCATAGTTAAGCTGTACCGTCCTACGCTGATTGTAAGAGGCGGGGAGAAGCTGTATCATCTGCCACCAGTCCCGTTTGTCCTGGTTGTCAAGGAAATCCAGACGGGCATTGTTCAGTGCGTCAATGGTAAAGCCCAGGATAATGAGATTGGTTTCTGACAGGTGGTCGGTGCTGAAATCAGACAATACAAACTCTTTTGCCTGGATTTTGTGCATGGTGGAACAGGAGTTTGCTACAGTGCCTACCTTGTAGGTATCGTACTCTTTCCACCAGTAAAGCGGGGCGGTAATGTCTGCCGTTACGGTAATCATCCGCAGATACTTTCCGTGGTCAGTCCCGGCAGCGGCAAGCGTTTTCATCAGCTTCAAATCGTTGTCACCTACCGCATATCCGATACCGCTTTCGCCACTGTCCGACTTATCCCATGAGTTTTTCGGGTTACGCATACCCCGGATAGCCGCCTGCCATCCGTAGGTATCCACGTTCTCAATCTTTATCACAACTCACACCATCCCTTCTGCGGACTCTCATATAGTCCTTATAATCAAGGTCATTCAGTTTCGCCGCCCTGTGCAATGCCTGCTTCTTTGTACCCAGAGTACCGGGAATCGGCTCTTTACAGTCAACCTCATGCACATAATAGCGACTACTGCCTTTCTGCTTTGATACGGTATATTTCAAAATCATCTTCTTCGCCTTTCTTTTCAGATTGTCCATGATGAAATCGGAGTCCAGTGTGCATAACATACTGAACCAGTCCGATAGGAAGAACCGTTCCAGTTCTCCCAGGTTGCAATCCGCAGTCGGGGCTATGAAACCTGCAAGTAAACAGAAATAATCGTCTATTGCTTTTTCCACAATCCCGTATCTGAGATTTTCCAGTCCTTTGTCACACAACTTCTGTCCCCCCCCCATTACATTGACCTCCTTTCTGCAATCTCAGCCATCTTTGCAGCGTTCAGACGGGTATCGCCGTGGACTCTGCTGTAAGAGAGATATCCGTTCATGCGGTCAATCTTCGTGAGATTGGTGCTACCGCAGACCGGGCAAACATCCATTTCAAGTTCCTGGTGTCCGCAGTCATCACAGTAGGCAAGGGAGAGGTTTACGCCCTCATAGAAACCAAGCTGCATTGCTCTCCGAACCAGAGTCTTGACGGCTTCCCGGTTGTAGGAAATCGGATACCGCACATACTGGATTTTGCCGCCGTTGAACATATTCCAGAAACGCCCTTCCAAGTCTTGCTTCTCAATCGGAGTCAAGTCCTCAGTGACGTGACAGTGGAAGGAATTGCTCACATAAGGACGGTCGGATACATTTTCGATAATGCCGTATTTCTTACGGAACTGCTCAACCTGCAATCCACACAGGCTTTCTGCCGGGGTTCCGTAGATTGCATACAACCATCCATCTTCCTTCTTGTACTCTGTGACTTTCTGGTTGATATGCTGCATAACCTCAAGAGCAAATTTGCCATCTTCTGCAATGGACTTGCCGTTGTAGAGTTGCTGTAACTCATTTAGTGCCGTGATACCAAAACTGGCAGTCATCGGTTTCAACAGGGGCTTGATTTTGTCAGACGGCTTGAGGTGTCCACCGTAGAAACCGCCCTCACAGTACACAATCGGGTTGGTACTGGCTTTCATTTCGCCCAGATACTCATAGGTTCTCTTGTGGATACCTCTAATCATTTCCAGATAGAAGTCCAGAACCTCATAGAAGTCCCGGCTCTCAGCCCGGGCTTTTGCCAAAATCATAGGCAGGTGCAGGGATACAGCACCAATATTGAAGCGTCCCACGAATACGGGTTTATCATCTGCGTCCGCAGGCTCCATACCGCCACGCTCAAACCACGGGGAGAGGAATGCACGGCAACCCATAGGGCTTATCACTCTACCGTACTTCTTGTACATCTCAGCCACATAACCGTCACCCGTAAGGGACAGCCAGTCGGGATACATGGTCTTGCTACTGCAATCAATACCTGCTTCAAACACATCCTCATTGAAGCCACCCTCACCGTGAAGGTTTTCGTCATAGAGGAAAACCAGTTTCGGGAACAGTACGGGCTTCTTAAATCCCGGCTTGCCCTCACCCTCCATGTGAACTTTGAGGAAGGTCTTGCTTGCCATCTTGCCGAACACATCAGTAGCCAGTCCGAAGGTCATAGTAATGAATGGATAATCACCACGGGAAGAACCCACAGTGTTCAGCTTCATCTCAATACCCTGGAAGCCCTGCTCATAATCACGCTGCACCTTGCTCATAGCCCAGTCCTTTACGTCCTGGGTGAAGGTCTGCTGATTGCGGATTTCCATGTACTCAGCGCAGTACTTCTTGTAGGACTTCTCTGCATACGGAGCAAGAATCTTGTCCACTTCCGGGACAGTGAAGCCGCCGTACTGCTGTGAAGCAGTAGCCAGGATAATATCTCCCAGAACGTCAAAGGTGGTATCAAGAGTTTTCGGCTCATTGTACCAGACGTTGCCCATCTCAAAACCGCCGCTCATAATAGAGGAAATGTCGCACAGGCAGCAATTCATAGTGTCAAGGCGGGCTGACTGGTCATGGATATAAATGTATCCATCCTTGCAAGCCTGCAACTCATCATTGGTCATAAAGAACTTGCGGTACAGCCGCTTGTTCAGTTCGTTGAAAATCAGACAACGCTTCGTGGCAACCAGGGTGGAATCCGTGTTTGCGTTCTCCTTATCGCCCAGAAAGCGAATGGACTGAGATTTCTGATAAACCTCATCCATAATGTGAACGAAATCCTTCTTGAAGTTTCGGTAATCCCGGTAAGACTTCGCAATCTTCGGGTTGACCTCATCAAGAACCTGCTCCACAATGTTGTGCATATCCGCAACGTGAACCTGTTCCGGGAAACGCTCAGAAACGATAGCCATGACCTTAGATACAATCTCATGGTACTGGGTATCGTCCAATTCAATCATTGCACGGGCGGCAGACTTACTGACTGCGTTGACAATCTTCTGACCGTCAAACTGCTCAATCGTACCGTCCTTCTTAATTACTTCCATGGAGTATAACCCTCCCTTCCTTTAAGGACTGCGGGACATTGATAACTCTCTGGTTGGTGGAACCTGCCCAGTGATAGCCCACATCCTTCAAATCTTCTTCAAAACGTCCGTCCACCAGAACGTCAATGTAGTTCAGAATCCCGCCGCAGTAGAAATCGTTTGCAGTTATCTCTTCCCATGTGTACCCGGTATAGAGCCAGATAGTTTTATGCGGGAAGAACTGCTTGACCTTCTTTACAAGCCAGAGAATCTGATAACGATTGACGGGGTGCAGAGGGTCACCCCCGGAGAGGGTAAGACCGCTGATATAAGGCTTGTTCAACTCCGTGCAGATTTCATGGAAAGCTGCTTTGTCGAACTCAACCCCGTCTGTAACATCCCAGGTAATAGGGTTCTGGCAGTTCTTACAGTGGTGTTCACACCCTGCAACCCAGAGAACTACCCGTAACCCATCACCGTTGTTCATATCATCATGCGTGATATTGTGATAGTTCATCAAATATCGCCCGCTTTACGATGAAGGGAGTTCTCCACCGTAAAGCCCTCTGGGTAACGGGCTTTCAGCTTGTCAATGTTCATCTGCATAACCGTATCAATGTCCGTACCCAGTGCGTCACACGCTTCTGCAATCATCCAAAGACAATCTCCCAGTTCCTTTTCCATGTGTTCAAGGTTCACTTCATGTCCCTGGTACTTCTTCTGCAAGATACCTGCAACTTCTCCCGCTTCGCTGTTCAGACCGAACACTGCATGATACAGTCGGTCAGCCTTGCAATCGTAGGGAATGCTGCAAGTTCTAATGGCTAATGCCTGGTATTCCTTACCTGTCATGGTTTAGTCCTCCTTATTCCTCTGTGTGACAAGTGTTCTGCACCTTGTCGTAAATATCTTCGTACAACTCCTGCTTATCGCCGTTGTATGTGTACTCTGCATAAATTCCATCTCCGCTTACAGTGGTGGACGCAAGACACTTGTAATTCTGCAAGGTCTTACAACTCCAAACGATGAATACATTGTCCAGGTCAATTTTGGTTGCCCCAACCTGGCTGTTGTACCAGTTCACAAGTTTTCTTTTGCATACGCTTTGAAAATGAGCCATGCCCGTAATAACCATGGTTTAGTCCTCCTTCCATTCTTCCTTACTTTTAGGGGTATCACTCATTGAGTCATGTGCTGCAAGAATTGCTACTGCCGCAAGCAGTACTGCACCACTAATGACTCCAATGATGAAAGTCAGAATTGCAATCAATACTGTTACCATGACTGGAATCCTCCTTAAATCTTGAAAATTCGTGCCGCCATCATGTCAGCGGTATGAGTCCACAGGACGTTCGGGTATTTCTCAATGGACTTCCCGTACTTGTCCCAGTTCTCCTTATCGTCAAAGGCTCCCATGTGCCATCTGATACACGCCATCTCTTCATCCGTGAGATTGACCATCTTCTGTGCCAGGATGATAGATTTCTCACCATGTCCCGGCAGAAGCACATTCGGGTTGTAACTCCATGTACCGTCCGGGTTGTGAATGTACTGGTCACACTTGCAAAGGTCATGCAGCATACCTACGATGTAGGGACTCTGCTTGCGCTTCCATACCAGACCCATGTGCTTTGTCAGAGAGAGTAGGGACTTCGTTACCGTAAAGCTATGGTCGAACAGACCGCCATTATAATTCCCGTGATACTTCGTGGAAGCAGGTGCAGTAAAGAACCCTGCCGCCATCAACTGATTTTTCAGCCAGAACACATCGTCACTGCAAAGGGCTTCTCCCATCAAACGGTTAAAGGCTCTGATACGCTTTTCTCTGTCATTCATACTCTTCTGTCCTTTCATTCGACTTAATCAAACATATAACCATTGGAGAGTTTGAAGCTATGCTTCTCCCTCTCCGCAGGTCATTTACTTAGCCCAGGATACTGCCCAGGTCAAACTTCTTTGCACCCTGCTTTGCAGGCTCTTCCGCAGTCTGAGTAGCGGCAGGCTTACTCTGCTTCGGCGCAGCCGGGACTTCATCGAAACCGTCAGCAGGCTCTTTGTTGCCCAGACGGACGAACTTGAGCATTTTACCAGGGTTCTTGTTGCTCTCAACCTCTTCGTGGTCAACCTCACAGCGAATGTAGTGACCTACCAAGTCCTGTTCATTCTCAATCTCAGTCATTGCAAAGTCGTTCATAGCAGCCTTTGCGAAATAGCTGAAAGCATTGAGTCCACCCTGGTTTGGCTCACCGTCAGAACCCAGAAGAGAGAAACGCTCTGTGTGCTTCTGCCCGGAAGCAGTCTGCATAACTACCTCCATCTTACCGAAGTCCTCTTTGTATTTGACCTCGGTAATTTTGAAAACGTGGGTTCCCTTCGGGATAAGGGAGAAACCCTCACTCAGTCCAATCTTTGCCATTGTAAATATCCTCCTTACAGGTTGTTTAATATATCCAGAGTTTTCTTCTTGAGAGAAGCTACACTCTGAGTATCAGTGTGATAAATCTGCTTGAACAGGTTTTCCAGAACCGTAACTACGATGGAGTTTCCTGCCATCTTGTAAATCTGAGTTTTGGATATACCATTTGACGCAAGCAGTTCATAGTCTGAGTCTGAAAAACCCATCAACCGAAAATATTCTTTCGGGGTCAGTTTACGGTATTTGCCATCAGTCAGTACTTTCACTTCACGTCCCCCCCCAGACACCGTTTTGAGAGTAGGGGCAAGACCTTCTGGCGAATATACCCGGTTCATCTGGTCATTACCGTAGTGGTGCAGGTCTGCTGCTTGAATTATCTTCATCCGCACAACACCACCTTCGGGTCTTTATAGTCCCGTGACAGTAGGGTTGGACACGTCCCCCCCTGTCTGCGATATGTCCGGGATGATTGGTGTCATGCCGTATGACACTCTGGGTCTTTTCCTCAGTCAAATAAAACTCTGCCGGGACTTCATCATCTAAGAAGTCACCCATGCACTTTGTAAGCGGAACTACAGGAGGGAATTGGAAAGAGCGGTCATCCACGTCCTTACGGATGGAAACAATGAATACTCTCTCTCTCCCTTGCGGCATACCATAATCAGCAGCGTTTAAGACCTGCCAGTAGCAGTTATATCCTGCATTGTCCAGGCTCTCCAAAACAATAGAGAAGATGGAACTCATGCTCTTACTGGTGAGGTTTTTGACGTTCTCTGCAATAGCAATTTTAGGTCTGCAATGTTCGATGATACGCAGTGCGTCAAAGAACAATCCGCTTCGTGTTTTCGTGCCGTCCTCATTGACAAACCCACGCTTATTTCCCGCAATGGAAATGTCCTGGCACGGGAAACCGTATGTAAGCAGGTCAATATCAGTCGGCAGAGTCTTTTCGTCCACTTTGGTAATATCCCCCAGGTTCATAGTTTCCGGGACATGGTGTAGAAGTGAATAGGCTTTACTGGCGTATTTATCTACTTCGCAATAGGCGAGCAATTCATAGGGAACACCCAGATTGTCCAGTGCCTTTTCAAATGCTCCAATCCCGCTGAAAAGACTGAGGTATCTTATCATGCGGACTCCTTTCTGGCTTTCGGAGTGAAGCGGTACTGCGGTTCGGGCTTGCCGTGATACTTCTCAATATCAATGCCGTCCTCCTGCATTTTCTTCACATCGTAGCCGGGGTCTTTCATAGTCATGGACGTTACCCAGTCAAAGTGAGAACCGCTGATAGTCACGGTCTTATCTCCGTCCTTGAACTGGCTGATAGCTTCCTTCTTGAGCATATCGGTAATAACCTTATACCGTTTCTCTTCGTCAGCTACCGTACCCTTAACTTCATCAATGTGTGCCTTTAACTGCTCTGCTTCTGCAACCAGGGCAGCAATATCAGTGTCCGGGGACAGGTTGTTGTCCCGCAGCACTTTCAGAATATCTGCGTCTGCTTTCTCATCGAACTTCGGAGAAACACCACCCTCAACGTGGGTTTTCCACCACTTCTCAACCTTCTTGACGGTCTTTTTCAGTTCGGGATAACGCTCAGACAGCTTGAAGGGACGAACGATGGTGTTCTCAGTGCTACACTGATATGCGTCCGGGTTCTCATAGTCCTTGTCACCCAGGAAGCTACACACCATAATCACGTCATCTACACCCAGAAGGTACGCATAGAGCGCAGCCTGCAAAGCGTAGTACTCCGGGACATCCTCAACCCAGTCCTCTGACCTCTTCGTGGTTTTCATCTCAAGAACCGTAGTAGGCTTGCCGTCCTTGTCAACCAGAAGGTAGTCCCACATACCGCCGAAGATAGGACTGTCTTTGAAGAAGTCACCCCAGGTTTTCTGGAAGTAGTCAGCCCCGTACACATCCGTAGGTGTGATGAGGTTGGTCATAAAATAGGACTTCTTCATAAACTCAGCCTGCTTCGGCTCAATCGTCTTACCTGCAACGGTATAGATTGTGTCCTCAAACGGCTCTTCGTAGGTTCTGGTGATTGCACACCAAGCATTGAACGGGGTTGTCCACTTGTTCAGCCCCATAATCGCCGCAAAGCGTGTACCTGTAATCTTCTTAGGACGCTTCGGCGGGGTGATAGTGATGGTCTTATCATCATTCCACTTCATTTTTCTTACCTCCTATGAACAGAAATCGTGTATCCACTTCCACGGACAACGCCGTGGTTACAGGGTTTTCATCGGCTTTTACCAGGTCACTCAAGTCAAACCCAAGACTCTTGAGGTATTCCATTGCCAGTTTTGCATTCTTCATGTTGCTTACATTGGCAATCACATTCCTGTAGTTGTCGGTGATACCCTTAATCATTTCATTCTTTCGGGCTTTGATACCCTTTCTGATTTCCGTTCTTACGTCCTCAAACTCTTTAAGCAAACAGGAACGGATTTCAGCTTGAGAACTCATATTTGCCAGTTTGTAGGAGATAGAGCCGTAATATCCACAGAGGGTATCAGTACCCGGATATTCAGCTTTCACCTTCTCTTTGAAGGATTCAGTCAGACTGTAAGCCTGCTGCATGAGAGCCGAAATAGCGGTTGCTGTCTCTTCCAGACCGATTTTCTCATTCCTCTCTGCATAGTAAAGGTTGAGAGCCTTTTCACTCTGGGTTTCTACTTCGGCTAATGCCTTTTCGCTCTGCGACTCCAACCACTTAATGATTTGTCGTTTAGTCATTCTTTGCTTCCTCCAACTCAACGGCTTTATTCAGATACCAGATTGCTTTCTGCAAATCCTCCATACCGTTTTTCTTCTTGTGCCTGTAGACGTACTTGAGAGCGTTGCACACGCAGAAGTCCTGCGTGGCTTCTACTCCCTGGGTTTCCACCAGAACGTCAATGCACTCAAACTTCCCGGTTTCATAATGCGGCGGGTGCGAAACCATATCAACTTTCTTTTCCATATTTCCAAATATATCCTCCTGCTGTTTTATACTTCCCGTTACCTCTCGCCGCAGTAGAGATATTACATCTGGCGATACCTGTACAACGGCTTGCTTCGGAAGCAGATTTATAAGACTTCACCTTT